TCACTGGTGTGCTAACATGAAGTCAGGTAAGAAAAAATGAAAGCAAATGAAATCTTAAAAGAAGGATTAATGTACAAAGGCTATCCTTGTACCAAAGACTGTTCAGGACACATGGCAGGATATGCTTGGGCCAAGGCTCGTAATATTGTTAATCCACAAGATCTTCCTACAGACACTAACAACAGTTTCCGTGAAGGCATGCTAAGTTTTACAGAGGGCAAGTAAATGAAAATAAAAGATATAGTACAGGAAAATGCAGATGCAACAACAACTAGTGCAAGCAATGTTGCAGTTGTACAATCTAATTTATTTGCTCAACCTATAAAACGTGTAGAACCACGTGCTTACGGTAACACACCTAATCCAAAAAATTACAAACCAAAAGCTTCTTAACAATATTTGTTGATCTTTCACAAGAACAATTCGCAGAACTGAACAAAAATTCTATTTGGATAATCATGGATCCCTAGGAAAACCAAGAAGAATTATTTCCATTTTGGGTGCCAAAAAACCTTGGCCCTGGCGAGCTAAATGATTGGAACAGTGTCTACATGAAAAAGATAATCGAGTATCTTCCAAACATGAAATATCCACTGGTTGTTACAACTGAGATTGACAAATCACCAGATGTATTACAAAATTTACCCTACGTTCAGCATTATCCAAACAAAGCTGGACCTTTTGTAGTCGAAAAGTATATTAAACAATACAACCTTACAAATATTATCTACTGTGGTTTTCATGAACAAGAGTGCATAATCAATCGCCGCACAGGATATAAAAACATGAGCAGTCTTGGTATTGAATGTTATATTTGCAAAGACTTGACGTGTGCATATCCTGTAGAAGGTTGGGCAAAAGTTGTTAACAGTCAGAGACTAAGCCCTAACTATCGATATTTCAATCTCATTTAACAACCCCTTATTGTTTCTTTCAGATAAATACTCTTAATAAAGGAATTAAAAATGTTATCTGACGATTTAAAGACACTGTTGGCAAGCACCTATGCTTTCGCAATAAAAGCTCAATACTTTCATTGGAATGTTGAAGGATCAAACTTTGCACAGTATCACGAATTTTTTGCTAATCTATATCAAGAATTAAATGAAAATGCCATTGATCAGATCGCAGAATATATCAGAACATTAGATACTTACACTCCAGGATCGTTTGAAAGATTTTCAGAACTTAGTGTAATACAAGGACAGACAAAAGTGCCAAGAGCATCAATCATGATGCAAGAACTACTTGATGATAATCGTGCGTTAGAAAGCATACTAGAACAATCGTTTCAATCTGCAGGTGCAGAAAAGAATAGAGGAATAGAAAATTTTATTGCAGAGCGACTAGACGCTCATGCCAAACATGGATGGATGTTAAAAAGTTTTTTAAAAGAGAGTAGAGAGTAATGGACGATAACAGTTTTGCAAGCCTGGTTAGTAAACTAAACAGTATAGACAATGCACGTAAGCCACACGAGCGTGAGTTCAAACCCAGAGATAATCATATCAAAGAAGGTATGAAAGCCAATGATATGACCAGCATTTTAGAAAACCTGTACCGTGACATTCCATTTGAAAGTGCCAAGACTGTTAGCACAAAAGAATTTGAAAAGGGTTATAAGCCAAAACAACTGCCTGCTGATTACCAAATGCCAGATGTGAGCCCAGTGTTAGGCAGTGACAACGAAAAAAATCCAACCAAAGGTTACCTAGTAGGCGAAGATGCCATTGATGTGTCACTTTATGCAGATGATGCAGAAGAAATAGACATAAAGGACAAAGGCGAGTACGACGAAGAAGGTGCAATGGCAAAAGACCAGTTAGCTCGTGCAGCTGATGCGGCACTTGAACTACAAAGCATCTTAGATGATGATGAAAACTTACCTGAATGGGTACAAGGAAAAATTATAAAAGCACTAGACTATCTTGATATTTCTCGAGACTACATGAAGCAGGAACTAGGCGAAGGACCAAATCCAGGAGATGAAGAATCATGGGACGGCGTTTCGCCAGATACAGATCAAACACTAAGCGGACCAATCAACCCTGCCAGTAAAAAAGCAGAGTTACCTGAGGATAGTATCAGCGATAAAAAATCAATCATGGACTATCTTGGCGACATTGAAAAAAAGAAAAACGAAGAAATGTTAGCAGAACCTGTTAAGACTTTTACCACAGACGATGGCAAAGAACTTAAAGTATATGGTTCAGAAGATGACGGCTACAGAGTAAAAGTAAACGGAAAAGAATCTAAAAAATCCTTTGGCAAACTTGCAGATGCAGTAATGGCATGTGAAACCTTTGTGCAAAGATCAAGAGACTATGCGAGCGAAAAATGAGACTACTACATCTATTTGAGGAAGAAAAAATGAAAATTAGCGAAGTGCATATGCAGGAAGCAGAACCTAACTATGAGACCAATCCAGCACAGGCAAGATTAGCTGCCATTGCAGTTAAATTAATGGATAAAGCAGAGACCACCTCAGATGAGAATCTACAAATTGCACTGTCAAGAGTAGCACAACACTTACCAAACTATGGTACTGCTTTTGGTGCAAAGAACATGCAGGAACTTTTGGACATTGTAAACGGTGAAGGTAGATATGCTCCTGATCCAGACATGCCACAGGACAATAAAAATCCTATAAAAGTTTCAAAAGAAAGCCTTATGAAAATGATGGCTTATGGACAAAAGATGGTGGACAAAGAAGGTACAGTTAAAGTTGATGTCAAAGAAGCAGAAACTACTGTAAAGGGTAAACCTTACAGTGCTTACAAAGCCAAAGCACAGTTGAGAGAATTAAGCGAAGCACGCCGTATGCTTGAAAACGAGATTATCAAATTAGCCGATCTCGACAACGGTGATTTAACAGATCAACTCACTACAATGTTCAATGCAAATACACGTATGTCTGGTGCAATACGTAGAGCTTATGCTATAATACCAGTAGATCCAAGAGATCATATGGCAGATCCACGAGAAGGTGTTGGCGAATCAAGTTTTGGCGACAACTCACTGGCAGCAAGACAAATGAAATCTGATTCTAAAGATGTAACCATGATGGTTGGGAACATAGATGATCCTGCTAGTGTTGCAAGAACAATGAACAACGCACACAGAAGTCCAAGTTTCAAAGGCATAAAGTTTAATGCAAAACCAGCAGGCAGTAACAGTATAAAAGTGTCTGGCCCTGCAGGTAAAATCAAAGATTTTATAAAAATGGCCACTGGCAGTGCTACATTCAAAATGGTTGAAGCGGCCATACCAACCAGTGAATTTGATTATGATTTAAAAAAGTTTTACGACAAAGTAATGGAACTTGAAGATCAAAACCATCATGGAAAAGTTGCTGAAATGCTTGTAAACCTCTATGGTACAAGTCCTGAATCAATGGTAATACGTGGTATCAACGGAATGCACAGTGCTCAAGGCAGTATTATGCCAGAACAACAAAAACTACGTGATATGATTTCTACCAAGTACTACAAAAAATTAGAACAAGAAGTAAAAGGCATGAAAGAAGGCGTAATATCTGACTTGTTTACACCAAGCAAAGATGAAAAAAGGCTAAAGCAAAGAACTGGCGATGCGTATGATCAACACATGGTAGACAGGCATACAAAAAAGTTTGAAAAGCAAGGTCTTTCACCAGAAGATGCACGCAAGTATGCATATAGAAAAGTTTTTGGTAAGCCTTTAGGAGAAGGCAAGTTACCAATGAACAAGATACATAAAGCAGTCGATGATGGTAAAAGCATGGATGCTATTGTTGGTATGTTTGCAAATAAAGGAACAACAAACACAGATGATATACGTAAGATAGTAAAAGATTACAAATTTAAATCACGCATGAAGAAGTAACACGATGTCTGATATCGAAGAAAGAAAACTCACTGGTGGCGAAAAGCGTAGCAAAGAAGCCAAGTTCAAAAAACTTAAAAAACACAAAGGTGATTTCGTAGATCGTTATGGCAAAGATGCTGAATCAGTAATGCACGCAGTAGCAACCAAGCAAGCCAAGAACGAAGATAAAGATTATACTCAAGGCTACATGGATCATATGAAGAAAGTTAACAAAGGTGAAGTTAACAAGTATCCAATGAGAGGCAAAGGCAAGCCACTTAGTCAGGCACGAAAAGATGCATTGTTTGGCAAAAAGAAAAAAGATGCAGACTATGTAGAAGAAAAAGCAACATACAAACCTGATCCTAAATTAAAAAATCTACGTATAAGTGATATTCCAAGTGACTATGAAAAACGCAAGTATGCGGCAAAAACAGCAAAGAAAAACGAAGATACAGAATCAGATCTTCCTACAACTAACAAAAGATCACAACGCATACTAAATCTAATTAGAGCAAACAATCCAACTGCAAAGAATGACTTTGAAGCTGTATTATTGTCTTTAGACAAAGCAAAGAAAAACCTAAGCAACGACGAAGATCAAAGAGATATTTCCAGATTGCAAACTCAAGTTGACCAAATAGCACTACAGTTGAATCAACTTAAAGGCAAGGTTGACAACCTAAACGAAAGTAGTACCTTAATTACCGAAGAACAATTTGACGAAGCTGCTGGCGAAAAAGATGCTTGCTATCACAAGGTGAAATCACGTTACAAAGTATGGCCAAGTGCATATGCATCAGGTGCATTAGTTCAGTGCCGAAAAAAAGGTGCAGCTAACTGGGGGAACAGCAAAAAATGAGAAATTTAATCAGTATTATTGAAGCAATTGGAAAAAATTGTCCACTACCAACGCAAGATTTAGAACTAAACACCAAAAACCGTGACGCAAGTATCAAAGCAAAGCACATTCAATATGGTCCTCTTAATGTTGGAGTACCTGGTGATTACTGGGTAGACATTGCTGACTACTGGAATACCAGCGAAGAGGCTGCTAAAGCAAGCAACTGTTCAGTTTGTGCAGCGTTTGATATATCACCAAGGATGCTAGACTGTATGCCCGGCGAGCTTGAAGATAAAGACGGTTATCTGGGCTATTGCTGGATGCACAAGTTTAAATGCCACAGTGCTAGAAGTTGTAGAACATGGGCTGGCGGCGGACCAATTGAAACTGACGAAACAAGTTATAGTTGGGACAAAGAGTCATCATGAAAATACTAGAAGTACTCACAGAAAAATGCTGGAAGGGCTACCAAAAGAAGGGCATGAAAACCATGTTCGGAAAACGTGTACCCAACTGTGTTAAACGTGAAAGTGTTGACTTCTGTGTAAACTGTGGCGAACTGGTATTCGAAGATGACGTTACAGAAGATCTACGAAAATGGTTTAAAGAAAAATGGGTGCGTTTTGGTCCAGATGGAAAAATACGTGGCGACTGTGCTAGAGGCAGTAGTTCAGAAGGCAAGCCAAAATGTTTACCACAAAAGAAAGCACATGCACTGGGCAAGAAAGGTCGCAAGACAGCGGCTAATAGAAAACGCAAACAGGATCCTGATAAGAATCGCCGTGGCAAGGCAAAAAATGTAAAGACCAAATAATACAAGGATAATTACTTGTATGACTATTACTGAATATCAATCTACAAAATGTAAAAACTGCGGACACTACAGTCACTGTGGTGAACCATTGTGGAAAGAAAACAAAGGTTACCCACAAGATGGAAACAATTTTTACAAGGCATGCGATCATTGCAAATGTGAAAAGTGTGAAAGACCAAACAAACCATTTTTAACAGTTCTGTTACCTACACGCATGCGTACCATGCTTTCTGAAAAAAGCATCAAAGTCCTGCTTGAGTTTGCAAACAATCCACAAAGACTTCATATCGCAGTCGCTTATGACGATGATGATAGTGAAAGCGACAATTACTTTAACAGCAATCGATGGAAAATGCTGGTTGAACAAACAGGAGCAACGCAATCAGTTCACAAAATGGAACGCACAGGATGGAGTGGCTTGCACGAATACTACAATCAAATGGCAAGATCCGTAGACAGTGAATGGTATCTTGTATGGAACGATGATGCGTACATGTGTGACCAAGGATGGGATGATGAAATCTACAATCATCGCAACTACAATTCGCTAATCAGTATGGAGTCCAATGGCAAACGCCCTGATAGCACTCTGTTTCCTTGCTTACCGAAACTATGGATTGATACTTTTGGCATGATAGGTATCAATCCTGTTGACCAATGGGTGCAAGATATTACCTATGAACTTGGTGCATACAAACGTATTTCAAGCAAATTGTTTCATGATCATTTTCAATTTACTGGCAACAACAACGACGAAATATATCAAGAAACATCACGAACCAAAAAGTCAACCAAACGGGCCTACAAAACTGTCGAAGTACATGAATTAAAACAAAAATGGATTGAACGTTGGAGGAGTGTAATGAATGAAAACTAAAATCATTGTACTTGAAAACAACGACCATAGTGCAAGAATGGGACAAAAATGTATTACTAGAGCAAAAGAATTTGGTATTAGTCCTGAAATATTTTCAGCAGTAGACGGTCGTGATGCACCAGCTATAATTGAAGAACTTGGTCTTAGGCAATACAAATTTAAGATGAAAGGTGGAAGACCTGGTGTACTTGGATGCTTTTTAAGTCATTACTTTCTTTGGTGTGAGTGTGCAGAAGCCAACGAACCTTACATGATATTCGAACATGATGCGTATATGCTTAGACCACTTCCAGATGATATACTACATCGTTTTAGTGATATTTTAAAACTAGACTACCTTAATCCATATAGTAAGCAGTACAACGATTGGATTAGAGAGCAAGAAAACGAAGAAGAAGAAATATGGAGCCTGCACGACAGAGAAGATCATGGAAAATTTGTTCACAGTCAAGGACTTTATAGCATGGGAGGATACGGTTACATTGTACATCCACATGCTGCTGAAAACTTAGTTGGTCAAGTCAGAATGCATGGCTTTAGACCAGCTGATCATATGTTATACACAAATGAATTCACTGACATACAACATATAAAACCTAGTATTGTTCGTATACATCCAGAGTATTTAGAAAAAAATGCTATGAAAACAATGTCTTTAACAAGAAACCTTGAACAAATTATAGACAATGAAAATACAAATACCAAGTGAATCACTGCGTATACGTGAACAACTTTTTCCGTACTTGTTGAAAAATTATGATTGCAAAATAATACAATCTAAATCGGACATTGAAACTGATCGCATACTTGTGACTGGTGCTCCTTTTGACACATATCTACAACAAGTTATACGTAAATTTAAACTAAACTTCTTCTACATAGACAATGGATATATAGGAAATCACAACTATAAAAAACCTTGGTACTATAGAATAAGTTACAATCAATTGCAAAATACACGTATTGGAAAATTTGGCAAGAGCAGAATAAACACTCTTGAACTCGACGGAAGATACGAAGACTGGAATAACAATGGCGACTACAACTTACTTGTAATGCCATTGCCAAATAAACTGTTCACTTGGTTTAACAAAGATTACGACACATGGAGACAAGAAACTTTAGAACACTATCAAAGTCTAGATACATACTGTGTAGTTAGAGACAAACCCGGAGGAAGAGCAAGTAGGCAACAACGTTTTCGTGACATACTGCCATTAATACAAGGAGCACGTAAGGTGATTACACACCATAGTATGGCTGCAGTCGAAGCATTATGTCTTGGTAAGCCAATTGAAATTCTAGGAGAGAGTGCAGTACAACATTGGCAAAATAAAACCAACTTTGATAGGAATGAAATGTTAGAACATATTGCACACAGTCAGTTTTCTAGAGATGAATTTGCTGATGGCACTGCTTGGCAAGTAACAATGCAGTATCAACAAACAGAATAGCCTTAGGACCGATCCAAAGGCTAGGGAGGGAACTGCCCTAGGACCAAGTTATCGCTACCCTGGTTTTAAAAGTGCCATTAATATCAAACAAGTTTTTTTAATAACTGCTTGTCCATAATCTAAATACTATTAATAAAATTCTTGACAATAAACAATAAACATACTATAATGCATTATACAAAGGAGTATTTACATGGCAACCCAATTTGACTCAGAACAAAAAGCAAAACTTACACAAATCATTAACGAAGGTATGGGTGTAATGAGCGAAGTTGAAGCACTAAACGAAGGACTTAATGACACAGTAAAATCTATTGCTGAAGAACTACAAATCAAACCTAGTGTGCTCAAGAAAGCAATACGTATTGCACACAAAGCAAGTTACACTGCTGAAAAAGAAGATCAAGAACTACTAGATGAAATTCTTACAACCGCAGGAAGGACTTTATAGTCTGTGAGTTATGTAGACGCACTGTTTGATAGAGAAAAAGATCGTATACATGTTGTAGAACGTATTGATGGTAGACGAGAATATCGTGAATATCCTGCCACATACTGTTTTTACTATGCAGATCCTAGAGGCAAGTACAAAAGCATATATGGAAATCCTGTAAGTAGATTTTCAACACGCAACAACAAAGAGTTTCGCAAGGAACTCCGTATGCAATCTGGTAAAGATATATTTGAATCAGATATCAATCCTGTGTTTAGATGCTTTGAAGAAAATTACAAAGATCAAAACGCACCAACACTACAAACTGCTTTTTTTGATATCGAGACAGACTTTGATCCTGTACGAGGATATAGTAGTGTTGCTGATCCGTTTAATCCAGTCACTGCTATTAGTGTGTACCTACAATGGATGGAACAACTGATCACACTTGTGCTACCACCTAAGACACTTAGCTGGGAGACAGCTCAAGAGATATGCAACAAGTTCCCAAACACAATGCTATTGGAACGTGAAGAAGATTTACTACAAACATTTTTAGATCTAATAGAAGATGCTGATGTAATCAGTGGTTGGAACAGTGAGGGGTATGATATACCTTATCTTGTGAACCGTACTGCTCGTATACTATCAAAAGATGACACAAGACGTTTTTGTTTGTGGGGGCAACTTCCTAAGAAACGTACATTTGAACGTTTTGGATCAGAGAATATCACGTTTGATACCATCGGCAGAGTGCATATGGACTATATGCAACTTTATAGAAAGTACACATACGAAGAGCGTCACAGTTATAGTTTGGATGCCATTGGTGAACATGAACTTGATGAGAAGAAAACTGCTTATGAAGGTACATTGGATCAACTGTACAATCAAAACTTTGAAACGTTTATAGAGTATTCAAGACAAGATACTGCACTACTGGATAAACTAGATAAGAAACTGCGTTTTCTTGCACTGGCAAATGAACTAGCACATGCAAATACTGTGTTGCTACAGACCACAATGGGTGCAGTCGCAGTTACAGAACAAGCAATTATAAATGAAGCACATGAACAAGGCATGGTTGTTCCAAACAGACGTGAACGACTCACAGACGAAGATACTGCGGCCGCAGGTGCTTATGTTGCTTATCCTAAAAAAGGTATTCATGAATGGATTGGTGCTATTGATATCAACAGTCTATACCCAAGTGCTATTAGAGCACTTAATATGGCTGGTGAAACTATTGTTGGACAACTGCGACCTATAATGACTGACCAATACATAAAGAACAAGATAAACAACAAGAGTAGTTTTGCTATGGCTTGGGAAGGCTTGTTTGGTACACTAGAGTATACCGCAGTAATGAAACAGGAACGTGGTACAGAAATCACAATTGACTGGGAAAATGGTGAAGAAACTGTACACAGTGCCGCAGAGATCTGGAAACTGATCTTTGATAGCAATCAACCTTGGATGCTCAGTGCAAATGGTACTATCTTTACATATGAAAAAGAAGGTATTGTTCCTGGACTGCTTGCACGTTGGTACAGGGAACGTCAAGAGATACAGGCAAACCTTAGACAAGCAACCGACCCAGGAGAAATAGAATTCTTAGATAAACGACAGCTAGTTAAGAAAATTAATTTGAACAGTTTGTATGGTGCTATCCTTAATCCAGGTTGTAGATTCTTTGACAAACGTATTGGACAGTCAACTACACTTACTGGTAGAGCAATTGCACATCACATGGATGCATTTGTTAACGAAGCAATCACTGGCAAGTATGATCACATAGGTGATGCAGTAATTTATGGTGACACAGATAGTGTGTACTTCAGTGCGTATCCAATACTCAAGAAGGATATTGATGCAGGCAACATGGAGTGGAACAAAGAAATTTGTATACAACTTTATGATGCCATAAGTGATCAACTTAACGACAGTTGGCCTGCGTTTATGGAACAGGCATTTCATGTTCCGAGAGACAACGGACTTATTATCAAAGGTGGCAGAGAAAGTATTGCTGACAGAGGATTGTTTATAACAAAGAAACGTTATGCAATCAATATCTTTGACAACGAAGGCAAACGTCTTGATGTTGCAGGCAAACAAGGCAAGATCAAAGCAATGGGTTTGGACTTGAAACGTAGTGATACGCCTAAGGTGATACAGGACTTTTTGATGACATTGTTGGTAAGAGTGCTTGCTGGTGCTGAACGGCAAGAAATAATTGATATGATCAAAGAATTCAAGATTGAGTTCAAGGATCGTCCAGCTTGGGAGAAAGGATCTCCTAAACGTGTAAACAATCTTACAATGTACGGAAAACGTGAAGAACAAGAAGGTCGTGCAAACATGCCAGGACATGTAAGAGCCGCACTTAATTGGAACAACATGAAGAAGATGAATTCAGACAACTATAGCCAAAGTATTGTGGATGGCATGAAAACTATTGTGTGTAAACTAAAAGCCAATCCACTTAACTGGACTTCAATTGGATATCCAACCGATGAACTACATTTGCCACAATGGTTCAAAGAACTGCCTTTTGATGATGCACTGATGGAAGCAACAGTAGTTGACCAAAAAATCAGCAATTTGCTTGGTGTTCTTGACTGGGACTTAGCAAGCGAAACAGATACCACCAACACATTTAACACACTATTTGAGTTTGAATAATGCAACTTCGAGACCTAGTAAAATATCGTAATTCTCTTTCTCGTATAATTTCTACAAATCGAGATCATATCAATTATCAAAAAATTGAAAGACCAATTTTTCAGGAATTAGAAAATTTTAATGCAACAGTAAATTTAGAAAATATCGAAATTGATAACCTCAAGGAAAGTATGCACAATACTCAAAGAGAAATTCTAAAAAATATCACTGACTTATATGTCTATCTAAATAGATTTATATTTGAACTGGACCAGATGATTTTAGATACCGAACAAACATATCATATAAAAAGTATCGAGATACAGAAAGCAGATCTTGATCAACCTCCTGAACACAAGAATTTTCAAGCCGATTACCATAGGTTATTCTTTACACCTCCAATCTCAACTGAAGAACCATCAGAAATAGAACAGGCATTTGTTGGCACTATTAAAAAATATGTGGATTTTAAATGGCCAGGTTTGGAAATTGGACCATTGAAAGGATATTATACCAAAGAATTGGTAGCTCTTGATCCTCTGTATCTTGCTGATAACATCGACGGCAGATTCATTGAGACTCGAAAACTATGGAATAAAATGTATCAAAAGAGACTAAGGTATTACACATTCAACGACAACAATGACAATCCAATGCACCTGTTGCCAAAAAATCAATTTGGTTTAATTTTATCATTTAATTGGTTTAATTTTAAGACACAAGATGTGATAGAAAAGTATATAAAAAGTGCATTTGACCTTTTGAAGCCTGGTGGAGCAATGGTTTTTACCTATAACAATTGCAGTTTTCCAAAAGCGATTGACAATGTAGACGAAATGCACTATACTTACACGAATGGTCACACACTTAAAAAGTTCTGCGAATCAGTTGGTTTTGAAATTATGTCTAACTATGATGGCGAAAACCAATTTGTTAATTGGTGTGTTAGCTGGTTAGAAATTAAAAAACCTGGAAAACTTACAAGCCTTAGAGGTGGGCAAAACCTCGGTGCAATTAATCGATTATGGAATGGAGAAAATGAATGAGAGATTATCTACTAGACTTGGTTGAACATAGCTATGACTTAGGTTGTATTGATTTGATTAAGATAACAGGAACAGATACTGCAACCGCAGTTGATGGACTTGCAGAAGATAAGAGTGTTGTATTACAAGCAAAGTTTCAAAAGCCAGTAGCAGACTATATTGGTACATTTGGCATGCCTAATTTAGCAAAATTAAAAATATTGCTTAACATTGGCGAATACAGAGAAAATGCAGAAATCTCTGTGAAGAGACAAGAACGCAATGGTGAACAAGCTCCGGTTGGATTGCATTTTAAGAATGCCTCTGGTGACTTTAAGAATGACTATAGATTTATGGTTAGCGAAATTGTTAACGAAAAGCTCAAAGGCGTGAAGATGAAAGACGTGCCTTGGGATATTGAATTTGAGCCAACAACTGCAAGTATCATGAGATTGAAAATGCAGGCACAGGCAAATGCTGAAGAAACAACATTTCAAACCAAAACAGAAGATGGGCACTTGAAGTTTTTGTTTGGTGATCATAGCACACACGCAGGTGACTTTGTGTTCCAACATGACGTTGGTGGCAAACTAACTAAAACTTGGAGTTGGCCAGTGCAACAGTTTATAGCAATCATGAACTTAACTGGAGACAAAACTGTGAGGATAAGTGATAGTGGTGCAACAAAGATCACAGTCGATTCGGGTATTGCAGTATATAATTACATACTTCCTGCACAGAGCAAGTAATGCTTGAACAGGATAACCTAACACTAAAACAAAAAGACTATGCAGTATTCTTGCCAGCTATCAGCAGTTTCTATGCTGGCTACATAGGCAAGGAACGTTTTCCTGCAAGTGACAAAAATAAAATCATTGGTGATAGGTTGCCAAAAGGCATTCCTAGCATGGAAAGTCTTAATTGGCTAAACAGCAAAGAAGCATTGTTTCCTTACAAGTATAGTTTGTATTCAGCCGGACATGCTGATATGGACCTTAACAAACAAGTACCCAAAGAAGACATGGTTCGCAACAGAGAAGCAGATACTATAATGCTTGCAGACTCAGGTGGATTCCAAATTGCCAAAGGTGTATGGCCTGGTGCTTGGGCTGATCCTAAAGACAAAGCCTGTGAAAAAAAACGTGAACAGGTGATTGCATGGCAAATGGGTATAGCAACACATGGTATGACCATGGATATTCCAACATGGACTTACTTAGACAAGAAAGCAAGTCAAGCCTGCGGCATTCACAGTTATGATGATGCAGTAAATGCTACTCTGTTTAACAATGAATTTTGGATGCAGAGTAGAAGTGGCGACTTAAAAATACTAAACGTATTGCAAGGTTCCAATCACACAGAAGCAGATCATTGGTATGATCTCATGAAAGGTTTTTGTTCAGACAAGTATGATCGACCATTTGATGGTTGGGGTATGGGTGGACAAAACATGTGTGATGTGCATTTGGTATTGAAACGTCTAGTTACACTTATACACGAAGGTTTGTTGGAAAAAGGACAACATGATTGGATGCACTTTTTAGGTACTAGCAAACTAGAGTGGGCATGTTTATTAACTGATGTACAACGCAGTATAAGACGGCATGCTAACTCAAACTTTACAATTAGTTTTGATTGTGCATCGCCATTCCTTGCAACTGCGAACGGGCAAGTGTATACTAACTTGCGTACCGAAGACAGAGGCAAGTGGAGTTACATGATGGAGGCCACTGCTGATGACAAAAAGTATGCACATGGCACAGACAGTTTTCGTGATGTTGTGCTACGTGATGGTATACATGAAAAATTTGAAGATTCGCCAATAAGTTCAAGACTTACTATTGGAGATGTTTGCTACTATGCACCCGGCGACCTAAATAAGATTGGTAAAGAAGGTAAAACAAGTTGGGATAGTTTCAGTTACGCACTGCTTATGGGTCATAATGTTTGGCAACACATTAGAGCAGTACAAGATGCTAATGTAAGATATGATGAAGGTATACTACCAGGAATGTTGGTACATGAAACATTTGAACGTGTGCTATTTCGAGACGTAGTTGAAAGAGTATTTGAAGCAAGAGATTACAACAAAAGCATGCAGATTATTGAAGACAACAGTAAGTTTTGGGATAGTATCAAAGGCACAAGAGGTTTTACTGGTAAGAAGATTGTTAACAGTGCAAGTCAGTTTAATGCACTATTTGATTGACACCAAGAACAAATCGTTATATAATAAACAGAAAAAAAAAGGCAAACAATGGAACGTCCTAATCATGAAGAAACTAGTTTATTCATAGGCACAGAAGTTGAACATACTCCTGCGTTTGGCATGAAGACACTGTTTGTTGTTGGTATACAAGATGTAGTTGCTATCAAAGAAGCATATGAAAAGCATGGTTGTGAACACATATTTTTTGGTGCTAACCATACATATGATCCTAAAGATGATGATGAGCATTATGAATGGACATTTATGATTACGCCTTTTCTTAAAGACAACATATGGTGTACACTGGATATTCCAGTTTCGCAGTTCGAAAACTTTCATGAAGAAGGTTATTGCGAGTACGATACTTTTATTCCGCAGTTGAGAGTTGGTATTCCTTTTATCAAACATTGGAACTACAACACAATGTTAAAGATTGATGACATAGACTTTGATAGTACCAATCCAGGAGTGTGGACACACAGCTTACACAAACTCATGGACAGGAGAAAGTTTACTCCTTGGACAGATTATTCTAAAGATGAGGTAATAGAATGATTTATGTCAACGGAGACTCTTGGTCACAACGTAGTAATATAGATACTGATTATAGTTGGCCTTGTGTATTGCAATCACGTGTTAAATGTAGGGTTATCAATCAGGCAGCTGGTTGTGGAAGTAATAGTAGAATCCTAAACAACCTTTATAAATTATACCATACAAATTCAAAACCAAATCTTATCTTAATAGGATTGACTGTACATTCACGTTGGCATTTGCCAAGTAAGATGAGCTCTAGTTGGAATATAGGACATGGTATAATCAATGATAGATTTGCTAAGAAAAATGATGTAAAATTTCATCGTGATTTGAATAATGAAAATAAATTGCTTGCTTTTTTTTTAAACGATGTATACGACGAAATAGAATATATATACCAAATGTTCAATCAGATATGGCAGATACACGAACTTGCTACTAACTATTTTAAATGTCCTGTGATATTTTTTAACAGTTGGTTTTCACCTAATGCTGATTATCATCTTGTAACTGTATATAAAGAAATATATAAGGATCCAAATGCTTGGGTATTGAGTACAGGTGCCGACATTGATGACTATTCAACACATGAATACGTACAGGCTTTTACCTTTTTTAAAACAAAATTCAACGAATGGCAATTGGTACTTGACTCATGGAGTGATTTAGTGTACAATCAAATTGATGATGAAAAAGGACTACATCCTGGGCATCCTAGTCCTGAAGGACACAAAATAATATGCGATAGTGTATTAGATACCATAGAACAACGGTATCCTTTACTATATAAGGAGTTAATATGATACAAGCAGAACGTGAAGCCGTCGAAAGTGCAAAAGACAAAGCCTCTAGACAGATTTGGGTGACATTTAAAAAAGAAGGCATACATAAATATCCTGCCGCACTAGATGATCCTAAACTAGCAACTGGTGATGAATATGATGTTAGTTTCTTAGGCTATCCTCATAGACACATATTTCATTTTCGTGTAGCAATTGCAGTATTTCACAATGATAGAGATATTGAGTTTATACAATTCAAACGTTGGTTGGAAAATCTCTACAAAGAAGACATACTCAACTTGGATTACAAAAGTTGTGAAATGATAGCAGATGATATTTACACACAAGTGGCCGCTAAATACCCAGGAAGAGGTGTAACAATTGAAGTCAGTGAAGACGGAGAGAATGGTTGTTGCATAAGTTATTAGTATGGAGACATTTTTATTATGCTTGGTAATCTTATTATTTATAGTGGCGGCCATGAGTATAGGCCTCCTAAGAGGCCGACGTGTAAAAGGCAGTTGCGGTGGTGCTACAGGCGAGTGCTCTGTATGTGGCAAAGACAATGCAAAAGACCGCCTACAACAGATGAAAAGAGATCCTAACCGTCGGATTGACAGCGACAACATGACTGAGATCGAAAAGATGGATCGAGGTTTTACTCACGGTACTTACAACATAAACGGCAGAGATGTTGACTTTTAGATTGACACAATCTACAAAAGACTGTATAATTAAGCATATTTCAAAGGAGTAAAAATGCGTAAACTATTCTACATGGGTCTTGAATCTTATGAAGCTCGGTATACACTACAACTAACTGAATGGAATCGACGTGTGTTTGATCGTAGAGGTCTTGATGTTGTGTATGTTCCAGGCACTACAATCGATGATACTAAGAGTATATCAGTTGGACAAGTGCTAGATGCACATGGAAGAAGTTACTTTGGTATGAGCCAGATTATGAATCTAGTACAGATGATGCGTAATGGTGAATGTACAGGAGAAGATGTTATTTACTTTGAAGATATGTTTCAGCCGGGCATAGAGAGTCTTCCATATATTATGGATCAGATTCCAGATGCCCAACGACCCCGAGTGTATGTACGCTGTCTTGCCCAAGCAATTGATCCAGATGATTTTGTGCATGTGTGGGGTATGTCCAAGTGGATGGGCCTATATGAGAAAATGGTATGTGAGTTTGCCACAGTCTTGGCTACTAATGAAGAAATGGTAGCACACATGAAGATTGCTGGTTGGGAGTCACCTATATACAATATCTCAGGCTTGGCATTTGGCAAAGCAGAAGTTCAAGAAAGGTTGGGCGAACGGATAAAGCCTTTCAATGAACGTGCTAACAGAATTTGCTTTAGTGCAAGATTTGATCAAGAGAAACAACCAGACTTCTTTATGGATCTAGTAGAACGTTATAGCGAACAACACCCAGGTGCACAAACATTTGCAATACTACAAGGTGGACCACTGCGTAGTAACAATGAAAAATATATAACCCGTGCAAGAGAATTACAATCACGTGGCATACTAGAAATATACGAAAATCTACAAAAGCATGAATACTACAAAATACTAAACGATAGTAAAGTTTTATTTAATTGTGCTTTACAGGATTGGGTAAGCAATACAGTCAGTGAGGCAGATGCATTAGGTTGTAATGTTTTGTATCCAGCATACAGAAGTTTTCCAGAAACTTTTGCAAATGATCCAAATCGATTGTATGTACCTTGGAGTATAGATGACGTTGAAGTTAAACTTGGAAACCTTCTAAAAGAAGCACATCACAACATGGGCTTGATAAGCGATCATACTGATGGTACTATTGACAGAATAGTTGACATCATGCAAGGCAAAGGTGAACAATGGTTACGTAGTGGCAATAGATATAGAGATCATGTTGCTGGTGCCAAGTATGCAGTAAGAAAAATTGAGGCATAAGATGAAAACAGTTGCAATTACAGGTGGCGGTGGCTACATAGGTGGACAGACTGCTATCTATTTTAAAGAACAAGGTTGGGAAGTTACAGTTGTAGATAGAAATAACTTGCCCAAAAGACTTGAGCCATTTGTTGACAGATTTCTGCATGATGAATTCCACAACGAAGATGCACTACAAAAGTATGCAAGTGTGGATAGCATTATTCACTGTGCAGGATCAAGTTTGGTCGGTCCAAGCATAAAAAATCCTAGTCAATATTATGAGAACAATTTTATTGCTACAAAAAAGATGCTTGACTATTTGTGTCAATATGGTTATTATCCTAAGGTTGTGTTTAGCAGTAGTGCCGCAGTGTATGGCAATCCAATTGCAACACCAATAGCAGAAGAAGATCCTAAATTGCCTATATCACCTTATGGTATTAGCAAGCACATGGTAGAACAATTATTGGAAACATACAGTGAAGCATATGGATTAAACTATGTAGGATTGCGTTATTTTAATGCCGCAGGTGCTGATCCAGAAGGCAGACACGGACAAGAAAAATCTGCTACACATATTATTGCACGTGTGATGGAAGCAATAAAAGAACAAAAGCAGTTCACACTAAATGGTACTGGACTTGCAACCGAAGATGGTACCTGTGTGAGAGATTATGTTCATGTTGCTGATATTGCAAAAGCACATTTTTACTGTACAGAACCAAGAGTATCTCCGGGTTTTTACAATCTAAGTACAGGCATGGGTGCAAGCAATATGGAAATAATACGTAAGTGTTGTGCAGTAAGTGGTAACAAGCCGGCCGCAGTTGTAGAAGGTCCAGGTAGGCCCGGTGATCCAGATACATTGGTTGCAAGCAATAAAAAGTTCTATGATGCATGCCAATGGCAAAACGAATACCATGTTGACGATATTGTTGAACATGCATGGGCATGGTATAACCGTGGGGTTTGAAAAGTTTACTGAATTTGAAACTGCACTTAGTGAATACACTGGTGCACCTTATGTGGTCTTAACTGATTGTTGCACACATGCAGTCGAGTTATGCCTAAGATATAAAAGCACTAAAACAGCAACATTACCATATAGAAGTTATATTAGTATTCCAATGACAATGCACAAACTGAATATAGATTATCACTATGATAAAATTGAATGGACATATGAATACAGAATTGGACTTACAAATATTTGGGATAGTGCTAGAAGTTTTGACAAAGATATGTACCGTACAGGTCAAATACAATGTCTAAGTTTTGGACATAGTAAACGTTTGGAAATTGGACATGGCGGTGCAATTCTTACTGATAATAAACAAGATGCGGATCAATTGCGATTAATGAGATATGATGGAAGAGATTTATCAATTGCTCCTTGGCAAGATCAGAAAACTTTTCGTGTTGGATATCATTATAAACCCAGCATCGAAGATTGCGAGAAAGGACTGTACATGCTCGCTAACAAAGAACTAAAAACCAAACAGTCCCAACAGGTAATATATCCCGACTTAACCAAGATAAAAATAGTCGATTGACTTGCCCAGTTGTATAAATAATCGTACAATAAGTTTAACTATTGTGGTCATCCTCGACCCAAACTCGGAGAATCCTAAATGACAATTTCCAATATTATTACACAAAGATTAAAGAAAGCCAACAAGAGATACTGGGCTGGTGACAACATCAGTGGTTTTCTGCATGATGGTGACAAAGAAGCATTGATTGAAGAACTAGTGCCAAAGTTTGAAGCAGTATTAGATGGACTTATAATTGACAGAGAAAATGATCCAAACAGTAACGATACTGGAAGACGTCTTGCCAAAATGTATATTAATGAATTGATGAGTGGCAGATATAACCCTATGCCTAATGCAACCAGTTTTCCAAATCATTTAGAAGACAGATATGATGGAATGTTGGTTGTAAGAAGTGAACTTAAGAGTATGTGTTCACATCATCATCAACCAGTAACTGGAACTGCATACATAGGATTGCTTGCTGCTGATCATCTAATAGGATTGAGCAAGTACACAAGAATTGCACAGTGGTGTGCAAGAAGAGGTACATTGCAAGAAGAACTTGCAATGGACATAGCCAGAGAAATAATGAAAGCAACTGACAGTAAAGATGTTGGTGTTTATATTCAAGCAACACATGGTTGTTGTGAAAATAGAGGCATCATGGCACACAGTAGTTTAACACAAACTACAGTATTAAAAGGTTCTTTCAAGACTGACCCTGGCACAAAGAAAGAGTTCATGGACAATATTAAGTTGCAACAAGATTATAGTCCACGATAAAACAACCATGGCAGAGTCGATCCTGCCTTAACACCCTCGAGAAGGAAACAAAATGAAGGTTATAAAACTATTGGCAGTACTTCTGTCAGTTATGTTTTTCAGTGTTGCACATGCTGGAGACAAAGTAAAAGTAGGTTTTATCTATGTTGGCCCAACAGGCGATCATGGATGGACCTATAGACACGATATAGGAAGACAGGATGTTGAAAAGCATTTTGGCGACAAAGTTGAAACAACTTTTATTGAAAGTGTAAAGTATGGTCCTGATGCAGAACGTGCAATTAGGGCTATGGCAAAAAGCGGAGCAGATATTATATTTGCTACAAGTTTTGGTTACATGGAGCCTATGCTTAAAGTAGCAAAAGAATTTCCAAATGTAAAATTTGAACATGCTACAGGTTACAAGCAATCTGATAATATGGCAAGTTATGGTTTAAGATTATATCAAGCAAGACACGTACAAGGTGTTATAGCAGGTATGATGACCAAGACCAACAAAATTTGCTACGTTGGTGCATTTCCAATACCAGAAGTTATTAGAGAAATTAACACCTACTACTTGGGTGCTAAGAGTGTAAATCCAGATGTTGATATTGACATTATTTGGGTAAACAGTTGGTACAATCCTGTTAAAGAAGGTGAAGCAGCCAAAGTGTTAATTACACAAGGATGTGATATGGTTGCTCAGCATACTGACTCACCATCACCATTACAAGTTGCACAAAAAGAAGGTGTATTTGGTTTTGGTCAAGCAAGCAATCAATACAAGTTTGCTCCGAAGGCTCAGTTGACTGCTACTATTGACAACTGGTCACCATATTACATTGCTAAGGTACAAGGTGTAATTGATGGTACTTGGAAAACTGGTGATTACTTTGGTCACATGAATGAAGATGTTGTACAAATGGCTCCGTTTACAAACATGCCAGCGGACGTAAAAGCATTTGCACAAAAGATCAAAGATGGTATTACCAACGGAAAATACTTTGCATTTACAGGTCCTATCAAAGATAACACAGGCAAACTACAGTTGAAAGACGGTGAAATTGCTGATGACGCACACCTTAACAGCATGATGTACTATGTTGAAGGTATTGACGCTAAAGTACCAGGGAACTAAAACATGATACCAGTAATTGATTTTCAAAGCAAAACAGTACTGGAAGAGATACGCGAAGCCTATACAACTGTAGGCTTCGCAGTCTTTACTGATGCACTAAACACACAAGATCAAGATGATATGAAAAGTTGGTGGGAATTAATGCAAGACTTTTTTGATCTTGAACAAGAAACCAAAAACAAATACAGTTATCAAGCAGAAAACAATTTAGGTTACAGCATTGTTGGTGCAGAGAATGTAGACCCTAACGGTCCGAAAGACATGAAAGAGAGCTTTAATTATAATAACACTCGTATGCCTGAAGAACTATGGCCTGTTGATATAAACGGATTTAAAGCAACTGCATTGCAATCAATAGACATTGCAGACAAACTTACCTTAAAAATACTAGAAAAATTTGACTTAATTTTAGATTCAGGCACAACACTAGTTGATGCACATCTAAGACCTTACAACACAACAAGAGTAATACACTATCCTGCAATGAAACCTACACTAGATAATCAACTGCGTATCGGCGAACATTCAGACTACGGCACAATTACACTGCTTTGGGATATAAATGGGGTTCCTGGCCTAGAAGTGCAAGACATAGATGGCAAGTGGCATCACGTTCCTTATGTATGGAATGGTGTGGTTGTAAACATTGGCGACTTGTTACAACGTTGGACTAACGATTATTTCAAAAGCACAAGACACAGAGTAGAAAACAGTCACTGTCACATTCCACGTTTTAGTATGCCACATTTTGTAGATCCAACTCCAGGGACTATAGTACAAAACCTATTAAAAGAACCAAACCATTATGATCCAATTGAATCAAAAGAATATCTAATGTGGCGATTAGCACAGAGTTATTAATGAATCTTAAAATTACAGAAGTTGAACACTATACTGATAGTTTATTCCGTATACGTACAGAACGTCCGCAGTCATTTAGATTTACTGCTGGCGAGTTTGTTATGATAAGTTTGCCCGATACTCCTAAAAGAGCATACAGTATGACCAGTGGTCCTTATGATGACTACATAGAATTTTATTCAATCAAAGTGCCAAATGGACCACTTACCAGTAAACTACAACATGTGAAAGTAGGCGATTTATTGGATGTTGGAACTAAACCAACTGGTACTCTTACACTGGCTAATCTCGAACTTAGCGGAAACTTATGGTTACTGGCCACAGGAACAGGAATAGCACCGTTTATAAGTTTGTTAAAGGACCCAGAAACATTTGAAAGTTTTAGCCAGATCTCTGTGTATTGGAGTGTGCGAACTGCACAAGAACTTCTGGCATATGATGATTTTTTAAAACAATTGGATATAAAATATGTTCCAACAGTTACACAAGATCCCACATGGAATGGAAGAAAAACACGTATTACACACACTATCCGGCATGGTGAAATTGCAAGTAATTTAGAACCAAATGATCACAAAATAATGATTTGTGGTAATTTAGAGTTCAATCAGGAAGTTGCAACTATGTTTGATGGTTGGGGATTTAAAGAAGGCAGTAGTAAACAGGCAGGTACGTTTGTGCAAGAAAGAGCATTTGTTGGTTGACATTCTTTGTAATAGTGCTATAATAACAGTATTAACAACGGAGTAAGCGATGCATAGTGTAGACACGTTAGAAGTGGCAAAGCAAGAGGGCAGAGCTCCTTGGACTGATGTGCAGTTGGAAACAAAAGAATTTGTTGTATACAATGATGGCTTTCCAGTTACGCCAGGGCACACACTGATTGTGCCTCGTGAGTCAAACATGCAAAACTTGCTTCGTTGTTTCAATTACGCAATGCAAATGGGCAATGCAAACGTTGAAGGTGAAGGTAACGAGATTACAGGCTTTAACGTTGGTATCAATGTAGGTACAAGTGCAGGTCAAACTGTGATGTATCCTCATGTGCATTTGATTTTTAGAAGAGACGGCGACTGTGAAGATCCAACAGGTGGTGTCCGTAATGTAATCCCAGGGAGTGGCAACTATGGCAACTGATGAAGAACTAATTGAAGCAATTAAACGTCCAGACAGATACTATCACATAAGCATTGGCGGATATGGTGGCGAAACATCTTATGCACGTATCAGCCAAGAAGCATTTGAATATTGGAATGAACAAAGCGACAGTGAACTAGAAAGCTACATGGGTTCCCCAGAAAACTATGTAGAAGAAGAAAATCCAGATCTACCCGAAGATGCAAATTTTTTATACAATGCCGACGAAGAATACTACAGTGAATGGTATGAAGCACCTGATGAACTAGCACACAACTATGGAGTTGATATAGATAACAGTTGGATCACTGTCGAAGAAAGAGACGGAGAAGACTATAGCTCAAAACATATTGCCGATATAGTTGACACAGAAGACACTCCAAAGTATATTACAGACAACAATATAGAACGTGAAGATGGTGAATTTGATCTTGATAATGCACTGTACCCAAATGGATTTGTTGAAGAAGGTGACAATGAAGGTGAACCATTGCCACTGGATGACGGTACCGTTCCTGGGCCATATGTTTTTTATGGTATGAGTGCAGAAAAAGGCACGTTCTTTGAAGGTGTTGTACATGTGGATGATGGTTCAAAATTTGATCCATCAAAGTTAAAAATTTATGTAGAAGCACAACCAAATGGTGATAATATTATAACAGAAGTTGAATATGCTGGTGAACCTATTGACAATGCGGGCGGCGACACCACAGGCAAAGGCTATTATGCACAGGTATGGGATTATTAGGAGAGAGTATGGCATACTATAGTACAAAAACATATGGACACAACATTGGACTTAGTGCAGTGTTTAGACAACCGCATGCAGATCATTCCCATTGTAGATTCTTACATGGCTACAGTTTAGGATTCAAGTTTGTGTTTGCTTGTAGCAGTTTAGACAACAAAAACTGGGCAGTGGACTTTGGTGGACTAAAGCCATTGAAGAAGTGGTTAGAAGATACGTTTGATCACAAGGTAGTGCTTGATGAGAATGATGAGAAGTTACATTACTTTCACACACTAGAAGATGCTGGACTTGCACAACTAACAATACTTGATGGTGTTGGTGCAGAGATGTTTGCAAAGCATGCTTTTGATTTTGCTGATAAACTAATTAGAGAACAAACAGATGGTAGATGTTGGGTACACAGTGTTGAGTGTAGTGAACATGGTGCTAATAGTGCAATCTACTCCATTTAAGACTCATATATATGATTGTCCATGCACTGATG